AACTTCTTTAACAGCTGATATTAATGGTGTTAAATCAATAGATGGTATTGTTTGATTGCTATTATTAGTAACGTTGTTTATTGTTGTTGGAACATTTTCAACGTTATTTGTAGTATTGTTTACAGTTGTAGGAATTTTGTTATTAACATTATCTAATTCTGTAGCTTTTGCTTTACCTAAATTTTCTAATCCTAAATTAGTACCAGCAATAACAGTATCTTTATCATTTAATTTAATGGTACCTTCAGGTGTAAGTAAAGTACGTTTACCATATCCATTTTCAGATATCATATCATCTGCTAAATAGGTATATAATAATGAACCTAATCCAGCCGCTACTCCACCAGCTAATGCCCATCCTACTACAGGTATACTAGCTGCACTAGAAGCTGCTTTTGCTATTGCTTCTGCTATTGAAAGTTTAGCTGCTGATTTGATTAATTTTACTACAGAAGTAAATCCTTTTATCAATGATGGAATTTGAGATCCTACTAATAATCCAATAACTGTTGAGAAACCTGTTGTATTAGCTAAAATATCATTTACTATACCCAAAGCTCTACTTAACATATCTATAAAGCTACCTAAAGGTCCTGCTAATAGATTACCAAATAAATCTTGTAGTTTAAGAATAGCTTGATTAAATTTATCTTGTATTGTTTGTCTTTCAAGCGCTTGTTTTGCTTCATCCTCAGTTATTTGTGCTAATGATTTACCACTCGCAATAGCTTCTTCTCTTTTTCTTAATGATTCAGCTAATTCATCGGTTGTCATTCCCACAGCAGCCGCTAATGACTTTTGCTGTAGTACATTCATTTTAGTAAAATCAGAAACAGTACCTACATTTTTAGCTAATTCTTCAGATAATGTAACTTGATCACCTGCTAGTGCAGCTGCTCTTGCTCTTTCTAAATTTAATTGTTTTCCAGTTAATAATTCAGCTTTTAATTCATTTTCAATAGATGATTGAAAATCCAACAATGATTCAGTTGTTTTAGCTACTTGATCTAAAGTAAAACCTAATGCTTTAGCTTGCACAACTGCTTTAGCAATACGTTCTGGATTAAATCCTAAATTCGCTGCTAGTTGTCCAGATACTTTAGAAGCTTCTGCTAATGTTGCTCTGAAATTGATACCAACTTTGAGTTGGTTTCTAGTTGCTGTTAAACCTCTAACAAACGAATCGTATGTTTCTTTTGAAGTTTTATTATTTAAAACAGCAAATCGTTGAATTTGAGCTGCTTCATCTGCTTGTAATCCAACTTGTTTAGTTAATTTAATTTGTGTTTCAAGCTGGTCTGCTGTAAATTCATAAGCAAATCCTGTTGCTTGAACTAATTCATTAAATGCTTCTACTAAATTAGCTGTAGTTACATTTATGTTTGAAGAATCTCTAACAATTCCAACTAAATTTTCTCTAAAAGCATCAGCTCTATCGGCACCGTATCCTAATGATTTACCTAATTCAACAGCTTGAGAATTTGCTTTTAAAGCTGCATTTACAAAGAAATTAAATAGTTTTAATAATATAGTTAATTTAGTAATAGGATCTTTTAAAGCATCTCCTATACCTTGAAATAATCCTTTAGTTGCTGATGTTACTACTTTCCATTTATCTCCTGATTTAGCAGCTTCTCTCATATTGTCTTTCAGATCTTCAAAAAAATCACTACTGATTCCTATCTTACCTAAAGAGCCTACAATACCGTCTATTATTTTTCCAGATATACCTAAAGTTCTATTTATTTTTTCTTCTTCTTCTAGTCTTTTTCTTACTACTGCTCTTAAATTTTCATATCCTAATTCTTGGTCTTTTAAGAAAGAATTAGTTGTTCTAATAGAGTCTACAATGTTTTTATATTCTGTTTGTAATCTTGCTCTTTGAACATCACTTAAATCATCTCTTCTTAGTTCGTTTTTAATTTCAATTAAACGTTCACCATTAATTTTTTTATTAGTTTCTAAACTAATTCTCTCTTGTTGTAATTTTTTATCTAAATTTTGAATTTGTTTTTTAGATAAAGTGTTGATATCATCTTGATCATATTTTAATTTAGATGAAATATCACTGATTTTTCTAAAAGAAGCAGTAGTTGACCCAACAGCATTTTTTTGTTTACTTAATTCGGCAACTGTATTTTTTAAAATTGAATAAAATGTATTAACATCAGAATTAAGATTACTTTGCTCTTTTCGAAGAGAACTTAATTCTTTTCTAAAGTTTCTAGCACCACCTATTAATTTTTCAAAAGCATCAACATCATCAATAGTGATGTCTCTTAATTCTTTCATCAATTTAATAAGTTCTGCAGCTTCCGCAGGTGATATTGGTTGTTCGTCTGCCATTTATTTTATTATATTACGTCGTATAAATATTAAAAGCGCCTATTTTTTTGGCGCTTTAGTAGTGTATGTAGGTGGGGCTATGTTTGGTCGTGCTATTTCCTTATTTGAAGTATTATTTAGTAAATTTTGTTGTTTTTCTAATGCTTCTTGTTGCTTTTCATAATATTCCTTTATTTTTTCAAATGTAAATTTACGAAGCCATACAGGCATATTGTAAACAGTATTCCAGTCATAACCACCTTGTCCATTAAATACGATGTCATGTATTTGAGAAAATAGATAAGATCTATATTCAAGCGTCAGGCCAAAGAAAGTTTAGAGAAACTGGTACTACTATGCCCTCCCCTGCATAGTCTCCCTCTTTAGGGTAATACTTCATATTAACATCTGGAGAAATACTACTATAGTATTCACGTAATGCTCTAGAATCTTTAGCAATTAAATAATTGTCTACAAAATCACGAATTTCTTTTTGGTCACGTTTTCCTTCAACTGAGGTAATCATATATTTTAAACGAGTAGTGATATCATATGAACCATTTGGGTTTATCTTCTGCATGCCTTTAATTTCAGCATCTATTTTTTGTTCGTCACCATGTGTTAACAACTTGAAAGTAATATTATTTCCAGTATTAGGTAATGTAAAAGAAAATTCGTTTATACCATCTTTAAATAGTTCTTCATCAACCTCTTTATTTTTCAATTCAGTTAAGTCAACTACAATTTCCTGCCCATTAACATTTACTGTGTAATCTTTACCATAACCTAAAATACGAGCAGCAATTAATATTGCATTTTTATCACCAATCAACAATTCATTATAATCAATTTTAGTAATTAATAATGATTGTAATAATTTATCAATAACTGTACCTTGTTTAATGAAGTTAACATTAGTTAAAATATCTTCTTCACGAGCAGTCATGTACTTCATTTCAACTTCACCTTTAGATAGTGGTGATTCTTTAGGATACAGTAAACCTTTTGAAGGTAACATAACTATTTCTGTTGGAATTTTTAATTCAGCCATAAACTATTTTATTGTTTTTATATATATAAATATACGAAAAAAGAAGGCATTTGCCGAAGCAAACGCCTTTAAAAGAAAGAAATATGAAGAGAAATTAGAAGTTCAATACGCAGTAATCCATAGCGATTGTTACTGATAAGTTGATTGCTGCATCGTTAGCCCAATCGTAATCACCGAATGTGGCTGTTTTAACGTAAGCACCTTTTACAATCCACTCACCAACAATATCACCTACTGGACCTAGGATATCTAATGTTAAATCCTTCTTATAGAAATCAGAATAGCCATCTCTACCAGTTACAGATTCGTGTGCTAAACGAGCCCATTCCATTACTGCTTGAGCACCACTTGGAGTTACAGGATCGTATAAGCTTAAAGTCATATCGTTCCAACGAACTTTACCTTTAACTTTACGGTAAACGTTGATGTGGTCTAAAATGATTTCACCAGCTTCAAATCCAGGTGCTGTTGCACTCTTAATTAAGTACGCTGGGATACCATCGATATACATGATAAAGCGATTCTGAACTTTTGGTTCGAAAGCTGTAAACATGATTTCATTTGGAGAAAGTACAGACATTGTATATTATTGTTTTATTGCTGTTAATAAATATTAGGAATTACATCCCCTTATGCAGGGAATGTAACACCGGTTGGAAGAATATTGAAGTTAAGGATGATGAATTCAGCAGTCTTAGTTGGTTGGATAAAGATCTGACCTACTAACTGGTTTCTATCGATAACATCAGGTGTGTTATTAGTATCATCCATTACTACCTTATAAGCATATAAACCTTGTCTTTGTACTACTGATTCTAAGTAAGGGTTAACTTGAGCTAAGAATCTGTTACGTGTAGCGTTAGTATTTTGTTCGAATACTAAGTTTCTTGATACACCACCAATAAAGTCTTTTAATGAAATTAATAAGCGACGAACATTTACACGATCAAGAGCTGTTGGTTTACGCTGTAATGTCTTTTGACCCCAAACACATACTCCAGTTCCTGGGAATGAAGCTAATGGGTTAACATTTGCTGCATATAATGTGTCACGGTCTGATTGTTGTAATCTCTTTTCAGTACGGATTACTGATGGAATACCACCACGGTTTAAACCTGCTGGTGCAAACCATTCTGCACTTACTTGGTCGTTGAATGCTAATACACCACCTACTACTGTTGATGGAGGACACCATACAACCTTACCTAAGTTATTTGAAAATAATTGTACCCAAGGGTAATAAGTAGCACCATAATTGCTTGATAATCCAGCTGCATTTGAAGTTGCTGCTACAATTGAAGTACCATAAATACCAGCATCTACAATTGAAATATTATCACCACGACCTTCAGATACTGCTACCATATCATCAGCTGCTGCTGTATCTAAACCAACACCAGGAGATAATAATACGTTAAACTGATATTCATCTTTGTTTGCTAATAAACCAAATGCAATATTATAATCATCTGGAGAGAAACCTTGGATGTTTGAAGTAGTAATAGCTTCATTCATTAATTTAGCACGATTTGTATCTGCTACACCACCACTGAATGAACCACTAGTTCCTGCTACTGGTAAACTTCCGCTATACTGAGCAACTTTGAAATTACCATTATTATCAATAGAATCTACGTTTGGAGTAGTTACTGACTTAACACGAACATATCTTGAAGCATTTGAATAGCTACCTTGATAGTCAATATAAGCTGCATTTGCTCCTGATGCAGGAGTATAAACTGGTTTTAAATCACCAATTACACGAGAGATGAAGTTTGGTTGTTGAGGGTCTAAACTTACGTTTGCCCAAGTTTCTAAGATATTCTTTTGAGAATTATTATCATCACCACGACGGATGTTGATTGTAAATGTACCACTTCCTGTACTTACACTAGCAATTTCCCAACGTACATTTAATGAAGATCCACTTACTAAAGCACCACTTACTTCAGCTCCTGCATTGTTCATTTGATCACCCCATGCTAATACTTCAAGTTCAAATGAAGATGAAGCAGCATTTAGAGCTGAACGTACAGTAGAAGTTGCGTATGTACTTGCATTTGCAGATCCACTAATTACTTTTGTTACTAATAAGGTTTGTCCACCATTGTTGAAATATTCACGAGCAGCCATTGAAGTAAAATACTCATAATAATAGCTACCACTCTTGAATACATCACCAAAGATAGACAAGAATTGGTTGTAAGTTGTAACGTAAGTTGGTACGAATGGACGACCACCTACGGTAGGTCCTACAATCACTGCACCAACTACTTGAGGAGCTTGAGTGTATAAACTTTGATCTGATTCGATCTGAAATACACCAGGAGAGATTATTGTTTCACTCATTTTATAAGGTTATTTAAATTAATATTGATTGGGATTACCTAACAATAAATATTCATAACCTGTATAAAACGCATTTTATAGTGGAGTTATCTCACCTGTTTCTGGATTAATTGATCCAGTTCCGTATTTGTCCTGTAGCGTTTTAACTAATTCGCTTTCGCGTTGTGCTAATTTACTAATATCACTTACGATATTACCTTTTTCAGTCTCTAATGCTGATTTTTGTTGTAGAAGTTGTTGTAATTGTGCTTCTACACTACCTAATTCAAACACATACTTATTGTATTGTGCTTGCATTTCTTTAATTTGTTGTAACTCTTCTGTTGTTAATTGTTTTACTTCTACCATAACATTTATTTTTCCCATTTAGCTAATGGACAAGCTTGAGGTCCAGGTACTGGACTGAATATTTTCTTTTGAATTGGACAACCGCACTGACTACAATAATATAAATCAATAGTTTCATTATGTGCTTTTTTAGGGCAGGTGTCACATACACTTGCTCTATATTCCGCTATTTCTTGTTGTTCAGGTGTTGGATTAGCTGCGGCTATCCATGCTTTAGCTATTTCAACTAGTTTGTTCATCTGGTTTGATTAATTTGAACAGTCCTGGTAGATTTCTTGTTTCTACTTTTTCAAATTGAGATAATGTGAATTCGAAACATTCTATTTCCTTTTCATTATCTAACAATTCGTTAAGTTCTTTTTGAAAATTCTCATAGTCAGGATTAATCTTAGTATTTTCTTCATCTAAAAACATAGGAATAAACACATCACCATTTTCCTGTTCTTTACCATATTTTTTAACCATTGATTCTTTTAATTTTTCAATGGCTTTAACTTCTGCTACTACTTTTGTGTTTAAATCATTTAACCAGTATTGAGTAGCTAATTTTAAATTTTCATTAAGAAGTAAACCAGTAGATAGAATATCTCCAGTTTCTCTATTAATTAATCCGTTTAATTCGTAATCTAATTGGTAAAAATCTCGAAACTTTAGTTTAAATTTTTTCATTAGTCTTCTTTTTTCTTTCTAGTTCTTCTTGGTTTTGGAGTAGTTTCTTCTGCTACTTCTACTTCTTTAACTGTTTCAATTGGTTCTTCAAATTCAACAGGGTCAACTGGTGCTACTGGAGTAGATGGTTGTTTTGTTTCTGGGTTGCCTAGTATATTATAAGCAACAAATGCTGCAATAAGAATACTAACTAATACTAAAAATGTTGTCATGTTAATTTATTTTTGTCGTATATAAATATATAAAATTTATAACTTCTGTAAAATAGTAACTTGAAATTTGTTAGCTACAAATTCTACTACTTTTTGTTCTAGTGAACCACTTCCTGATAGATCTGCTACTGGCATATTCCAATTATCCCAAAACACATCACCACCCATTTGAGTTGTTGAACCTGTTGGAACATAACTTAATCTACCATTAATATTCACTGTTTCTTGAAATAAAGTAACACTTGCATCTACAGTTAATCTGTTTGCAACTTTAGTTAATACTTGCTTATCAGCAATTGAAAATACATTATTCATAATTTTGGATTTTTTCTTTTATATTATTGTAATAAATATCGAATTCTTCTTTAGTAATTTCAGTAAACATATGTTCTACTGTACGTCTTTTAAAAAGACTATATACTTGCTCATTGTTACTTATAAACACGCGACATTGATCCAATGTACTAAATACTTCTAACATTTCCAACTTTTCTTCGTTTAATCTTATATAAACATTTTCTTTTTTATAATATTTCATATTAATTTATTTTAACAAACACAACAAAAACAATACACATAATAAGTACCACAATTACCATCAGCATAAATATCTACATATTC